CAAGTATGGTAATAGTGGAAAATGCTACACTGGCAAACAATCAAGAAATCAAGCCGGAAAACAAGGCGCAGCAATTAAGATTAGCCAGAAACGTGCAAGAGGCGGATAATGGCTTGCAAGAAGAAAACCCAAAGGTAAGTAAATTCATGGAAATAAAAAAATCAGATATGGTTAATCTGGCAAAGAAAGCCCAGACGATCGTAAAAAAGGCAAAGAAAATGAAAAATGGCGATGAGTATCATGAGATTTACACATATCCGAGTGTTGCAAATAAACTATATAAGTTCCTAAACAAGATGGATAAAGTCTAAAGGAAAGTAAAATGGCAGCAAGAAACCGTAAGGGATTAAGCGAAAATACCAGGGCTAGAATACAAACAAGTATGATTGTGAACCGTCTTGAAAAACATATAGTTAGTAAGCCAGAGTTTGACAAAGAAACAAATACTTGGATAAACAAGGACTTAATGACACAATCGCAAGTAACCGCTGCACTCGGATTGATCAAAAAGACACTTCCAGACCTATCAAGTGTCGAATCTAAACAGGAAATAACTCACAGACACGTAAATGAGCTTACAGACGCAGAACTATACAGTATCGCCGCAACAGGCAGCACAAGAGATACTGAATCGGCAAGCGGCAAGAGAAAGCTTAACTGAATTCTGTCGATACGTAGCTCCCTATGAGCCGCCGGCACAACATCACATCCTTCTGTGTAACTCCTTAGATAAGGTTATTACAGGAGAAATCCGGAACCTGATGGTATTCATGCCACCAGGCTCTGCTAAATCCACCTACGCAAGCGTAAGGTTCCCGGCTTACTATCTGGGAAGACTGAAGAATAAAGGCATTATCAGCGGATCCTATGGCTCGGATCTGGCTACATCATTCGGTCGCAAGGTCAGAAATCTAGTTGATTCCAGAGAATGCAGGGCGGTATTTCCTGATTTATCACTGACTGAAGACTCAAGATCAAAGGGTGAATGGGAAACCAACGACAAAGGTACGTACTTCGCTGTAGGCGTAGGATCTGGCGTTACAGGGAGACGCGCAGATTTAGGGCTGATTGATGACCCGGTTAAAGGTAGAAAAGAGGCTGACAGCGATCTGGTCAAGGAAGACACATGGAATTGGTACAACTCGGACTTCATGACTCGGTTAAAGCCCAACGCAGCGCAGGTCATTATTCAAACGAGGTGGACAGATGATGATTTATCGGGCCGTTTACTACCTGAAGAGTGGAACGGTGAAAGCGGTGAAATCATTGGTCGAGATGGTAAGACGTGGACTGTCATCAGTCTCGCGGCACAAGCGATAGAAAACGATCCACTAGGCCGGCAGCCTGGTGAATGGCTATGGACAGACTACTTTACCCCTCAGTTTTGGGAAGAGACCAAAACAGCACAAGAACGAGCCGACTCGAGGAACTGGCAGGCGCTCTATCAGCAACGACCCACACCAGAACAGGGTACTTACTTTCAACGGTCGTGGTTTAACCGATACCCGTTAGGCGAAGAACCGAAATACTTAACTAATTTTGGCGCGAGTGATTACGCTGTTTCAGATGATGAGGGCGACTACACCGAACAGGGTGTTGCAGGGCTTTGTCCTGAAGGGAACCTTTACATGCTTGACTGGATATCCGGGCAAGACGAGTCAGACGTGTGGGTGGATGATTTACTTGATTTAACCGACAAATGGAACCCGCTTATCTGGGGCGCTGAAGTCGGCCAAATCAAGAAAGCGGTATCACCCTGGTTGAATAAACGAGCGAGAAAACGAAGAATATTTCCCAATATTGAAGCAATGAGTCATGTTGGCGATAAGGCAGCGAATGCGAGATCCTTTCAAGCAATGGCCAAATTAGGCATGGTTTATATCCCTATTTGTGATTGGGGAGATGAACTCATTCGCCAGTTGGTGAAATTCCCTGCTGGGGCATTTGATGACAAGGTTGATGTATGCGGATTAATGGGCAGATTGATTGATAAAGTGTATGAGATCAGCCCGCCCAAAGCCCATGAAGCCCCCAAGCCACGAGATTACGGATTTAATGATGACACTGAAGAAAACTGGAAAGTGGTGTAATGGCCGATTTAATTAAATTAATGGAATCTATAAGACAGCCACAAAACCGGTTGATGGGTGCTGATTGGATGGCTCAACAAGCCTTTAATCAGCCATACAAGACGCGAGTAATGGAACATCAGAATTATATAGGCCCGTATCAACAGTTTGAACAGGAATACCCGGGAATAGCCCAATACGGGCAGGATGTGCTCGCTGGACGTATTGCAATGGGTGATAGCCCTTACTCTATTGGTGGCGGCTTAAAGGGTCTCTCACAGACTCTACAGGCCGCACAAGAGGGTGATCCTACAAACATGCTGGAATATGTCGGACCGGGAGCTGTAGCAACACCTCTTTTCAGGGCTATGACTGCTTTTCATGGTTCACCGCATAAATTCGATCAATTCAAGCTAGATAAGATTGGAACAGGTGAGGGCGCACAGGCTTATGGACATGGACTGTATTTTGCTGAGAGTCCTGGGGTGGCGAAGTCGTATCAAGCAAGATTGTCCTCTAATGCAGGCGAATATATTCCCGGTTATTATTCAGGTGCAAAAGAGATTGAAGGAACTCCGCAAGTTAGGGCTGTTGCATCATATCTTGATGATAACAGAACAATCATTGAGGCAAAGGATATTGCAAAGAGAATGCACCCAGATATTGATCCATCATTGATAGATAGTGTTCCTAGTGATCTGTATGCAGGCAATAAGGCAGGCCACCTCTACGAAGTAGACATACCCGACCAGTACATTGACAACTTCCTTGATTGGGACGAGCCGCTGAGTGAGCAGCCTGAGAGTGTAAAACAAGCTTTCATGGATTCATCGGGCTCTTTTGGGAGACTTGAAGGAAAAATAGGCAAAGATGCGTATTATGATTTAACAGCTAATGCTGGTGGTCAAAAACAGGCAAGCGATATACTCAACTCCCTTGGAATCAAGGGCATCAAGTATCTGGATCAAGCCTCTCGCGGATCCGGTGAAGGCACAAGAAACCTTGTTGTATTTGACGATTCCATTGTAAAAACATTAAAACGTAACGAGAAACCTATCGACTAATGGCGACAATAGACCACGAACAGTTTGTACAGATTTATGACAGGTTCGTCACCCAAACAGAAGCCGGTCACAGGGAAGCGCAGATGCGCCGTGATTACGTCAATAATATCCAGCACTCTGCTGATGAGGTGGCTACGCTAAACAAGCGTAAACAGCCGATTATTACCGATAACCGCATCAAGCGGAAGACAGACTATTTTCTAGGTGTTGAACGGCAAACACGTACAGACCCTAAAGCTTTTCCCAGAACACCAGAACATGAAGATGCCGCCAACGCATTCACAGATGGTATTAGATTTGTTTGTGATAACAACGACTGGGATATTGAGAGGTCTGAAGGTTTCGATGCACTGATTGTAGAAGGGATCGAGGGCTATTCAATTACCAAAGAGGACACGCCAGCAGGGATTGAAATACGAATAAATCACATACCCTGGGATCGTATTATTTATGATGTGCATTCGAGGGATCGCTTTTTCAGGGATTCCAGCCGGAAAGGCATAGTATTGTGGATGGATGAGCAGGACGCCAAAGACCTGTTTCCGGGAAAAGAAGACATCATTGATGGTTCTTACAGTACGGAAGATTCAACAGTATTTGATGATCGGCCGAACTTTTGGACAGACAAAGACCGGGCCAGGGTTAAAGTCATCCAGTTGTACTATCTGAAACAGGGGGTTTGGTTTCACTGTATCTATCGTAAGGGTGGGTTTGTGATTGAGCCTGAAGAATCGTTTTATAAGGATGAGTATGGCCGCCCTGACTGCCCTATTGAGCTCGCCGGAGCGTATGTTGATCGAGACAACGACAGATTCGGACTTGTCCAAGATATGATGAGTTTGCAGGATATGGTTAACAAGGCCACATCCAAATATATGCACATTATTAACTCAAATCAGACGTGGGGTAATCAGCACGGGCCTGATGCGAACAAGGCAAAGATCGAAGCAGCTAAACCCGATGGGCATTTTGAGTTAACGGGTGATAGTAAATTCGGTGAGGACTTTGGCGTTATTCCCACTGATTCCAAGGCGATAGGGACGTATAACATTTTGCAAACGGCTCTCCAATCCCTTCAGGAGATAGGAGGTAATCAATTAGTCGACGAGAGTGCTTCAGGGCGTTCAAAAGAAGTCACACAACAAACTAAGCTAATTGAGTTGGGTCCGGTGTTAGATACACACAGACAGTGTTCTAAGCGTGTATATAGGCATGTATTTAACCGCATGAGACAGTTCTGGACTGAAGAGAAATGGGTCCGTGTTACTGATGATGAGCGGAATCTAAAGTTTGTCATGATCAATCAGCCTTTTACTTTTAGGGACGCCTTAGAAGAAAAGTTTGGTCAAGTCCCGCCAGAGGCTGCTAATCATCCAATGTTAGACGAAGTCATGGAAATTCGTAATAACGTCCAAGAGGTTGATGTTGATATTATCATCGAAGAAGCGCCCGATATTATTAACATCCAACAAGAACAGTTTACTATTCTTGCAAGACTTGCAGAGGTGTATGGTCCTGAAGAAGTTCCTTTTCAGCAAATGCTTGAGCTATCTACACTGAGAAACAAAGATAAATTCATCGAGGATACAAAAGGATCTGAAGAAGAACAAGCTGCACAAGCTCAAATGATGCAACAGAAACAGCAAGAGGCGGAAGAAATTCAGAAAGCGGCTGCTATCGCTGAAATACAGAACAAGAATGCCGAAACGAATA